ATCAACAGTAGCTTCAAGTGCAAGAGGTGGTAACAAACCAAATTCTAGTTTGTTACCATCAAATTTACGACCACCTGTTGTTGCAGTTTGTGAAGCTTTAACAACATCATCGCTCATTACAGTTTACCTGTATACTGTGCAACTGCGGGCATATTACCTGTGAAGGCATATGAACCGATATGTTGTGTCTTCATCCATGGACACAAGTAAATTTGGCCACCCATTTTTCGCCACAACTGACAGAACATATAATCTTCTGATAGATAACGGTCAGAACCACCACCAACAATAGATTCTTTGCTATCAATTACAGTATCAAAGAAGGCATGAATATAACGTGAACCATCAAAGTTAGCTTGGCCAACATGGTCTGGTTTGTAACGAATAGTTGGATATTCTTCTTTCATCTTATCAAACACCTGGCGTTTAATCATCATGTAGCCTGTACCAATTTCCATAACCTCAAGAGGTTCTGTTACTGTAAATTGTGATGTACCTTTAACAACATTGAAAACATATTCACCCACAAGTTGTTCAAGTTCTTTTGGTTCTAGGTCAGGATGATTGCGGGCAGCATGTGCAATGTTACCCCAATTCATTGATTTCTTAGGATAAGGACCACCGATAACATCTCTATCAAGAGCAAGTAAAGCAATTACATCTTGTGCATTGAAGTGAATATCGCTGTCAATGAACAGCATGTGTGTGTATTCTGTGCGTAGGAATTCATCAACCAAATAGTTGCGAGCCCTTGTAATCAATGATTCGTTGAATAGGAATGAAAATTTAATTTCAATACCATAACGATGCATTGTTGTTTGTAAGTCTAAACAGGACTTCATATAAAGTCCGTGGTTCATACCGCCATACATTGGAGTAGCAACGAATAATTTGTGTTGCTTTAATTCTTCTAGTTTAACTTGTATTTCCATAATGTATCCATAAAATAAAAAAAAGAGGAGAGGATACTTTATATATCCTTCTCCTCTAACTTTTCCTAAGAAATTTTAGGCAAAAGCACGTTCACCTGTGGAACGAATTGCGGCAATACCTGCGGCAACCATGCGCTTAGTTGGTGTGCCCAAACGGTAGAAAGCAACCTTGTTGCCACTTGCATTGATGCGAGTGTTCAAGTAGATTGCATGACCTTCATTACGCAACTCATTGATGGTTGCGGATGGGTTTGCAACACCGAAAACTGACTGCATTTTGTTTGCGGTCAAAGTGTTGTAGGAACCTTCTTTAGAAAGGTAAGAAAGAACTTTAGATTTTGTAGACATATTGTCTCCATGATAAAAACGAGTCGCATTAAAAAGAATTATCTGAGAGGCGCCTCAACTCTCAAATGATGTGTAAGTATAACACATTAAAGAAGGTGTGTCAATGCTTTTTAAGGCAAATAACACACCATTGCCTTAATTAAAAAGGAATGTCTTCTACAGGTTCAAGAACTTCTTCTGCCGTTATTGTAGAGGCAAGAATTGTTTCGGTATTTGCGCCTGCATCAACTTTGGTATACAGGTCAAGGAATGATGCCTTAGTGTCATCATCAAAACGGTTCAAACAAAGGCCAATTGCCTTCATCTTATCACCAAAGATACCGAATGTCTCAACAATGTGGACAAGGCGGCGAGTAGAAATCACTTCATCACATCCGCCATCCGCAAATGTTTTGCGAATCACATCAGCCCATGTAACAAGTTTTTCAGCAAATTCATCATCGGTACGACCAACCGAGGTCAGTTCTTTTCCGATAATCTTACGCTCTATCTTAGCAGGAGGAAATTCTTGTTCCATTGTTGTACGGAATCTTTCCAAGAAGGCTTCGTTAAGCACATTAGTAAACATGTAACGACCATCATCAGAACCTTTACCTTTTGTATTAGCGGTGGCGAATACAGTAAAACCTGGTGCAGGTGAAATCAATTCACCTTTCTTTTTCAACATAAAAGGTTTGCCTTCAAGCACACGTTGCAATGAGGAAAGATTTTGAGCACCATAATCAATTTCATCAATACACAAAACGGCACCTTGACGAGCAGCAGTGGTCACAGGACCATCACGCCATTCCATATTACCATTAATCAGTACATAGTTACCAAGCAAATCACTTTCATCGGTTTCTGGTGTCATTGATACGCAAACGAATTTACGTTTAGCCTTGGCACATGCCTGTTCAATTGACATTGTTTTACCATTACCAGAATGGCCAGTAATGAAAACAGGGAAGAAACGGTGTGCATTTATAATTGCAAGCACATCTTCAAAGTTGCCAAATGGTACATAATTCTTATATGATTTTGGAACTAGGTCAGAAGATTCCAAATCTGTTTGGACATTCTGAATACGATTATCTGATTTATCTACAGGTTTGGTCATGGGTAATATTTGAGCAGCCATTTCAATTACGGGACTAGCAGTAACTACCGCACCCGTTGGCACTTTGTAAATACCTCTAGTAACTTTGTTTTTCTCATCATTCGTAAACCAGTACGGATGAGAAATATCAATTTTTTCACAGATTTGTGTAATTTCTGTTTTAGTAACTTGGTTTTTACCAGTTAGTACTAAAGCATTAATAAACATTTCTTTTTTCTGAGCACGATTCATAATAAAAAACCTCTTTAATTCACAAGATGCATACAGTATAACACAACTGGCCTATTTGTCAACCAGCGTGTTGCCGAGAAACAACAGTTCAAACTGCCATTCCCTGAATGAATTTGGATACTAATACCCGATTCACTTGTTTCTTTTTCGCCATTTTCATAAATGCCGTTTTAAGTTTGTGTGATGTAACAGAACCGGTGATCTCAAGTTCTTCCTCTTCGGTTTGCAAATCAGAACCACCTGCAATCAGGTAGAAAGAATCGTACCCTTTGGTGTTTGAAATTAGGAACTTTTCATCTTTGAATTTTTTAATCAAAGTTTTCTCCATATCAAATGCTTTGCTCATATCACTTCTACGCAAATCTTCAATTGAATTACCATCCTCAAGATAGTAACGGCCACGAATTGCATTTTTTGCATGACTGGCTCTTGTTGCAAGAATAAAGAAACCAAACACTTTGGTCTTACCTACAACACGGATCCATTCCAAAGCCGAACGCAACAATTCTTCATTGGTATAATATGAATAGACTTTGTTCTTATCGGGACAAAGAGCGTATTCAAATTTGTTTTTGCGGTCACGGATAACAACATTAGTGGAACGGATATCAAAACCATATCCATAAACAGATTTTATTGTTCTACCTTCATTGTTTCTATGTTCGACTTCAACATTGTGATTGGAAGAATTATCTGCATCACCGTCATGGACAATAACTAAACTTGTTATGTCAAGGTTATTGGTTGTACGGAAATTATTCAGAATTGAACCAACTGCAAATACTGCTTGAATCAAAGGTGTATTAGAAAGATTTTCACTTTCGGGACGCCCAACACGGTTGTATTGACCTCTATTGTAAACATAACTCTCTTTTAAGAGAATCAAATTACGCAAACTCTTGGTAAATTCAACATTAGACATTTTAGAATTGATGTATTCACGCAATTGAACATTAGAGAAACTCAATTCGCCCACCTTTCGGGAGAATGAATGGTCATTAACTTTACGATTTGCAAATTTATCCAGACCACGGTCAATTTGATACGTTTCGGAACAATCAGTAAAACCATATACTGAGAAAGGAATATTCACTTTGCGACAGAACATGGATAGAACCAAAATCTGTTCGATTGAACCTGCCATGTTATCAGACATAGAACCAGAACAATCTAGTAACAGAATCAAACCATGAGATTTGCCTTTTGGCACCAACATCACTTTACGGAAAATGTTGTCATCAAACTTGTAATTGCAAAGTTTGTTAATGTCAATATCACCAGTATCAGACAGTTTAGATTTACTAAACGCCTTGGCAGCTTTACGCATTTCAAACTCTTTGGCAAGTAGACCAACATAACGGTCATTCTTATTTTTGAAATCACTTACCAATTTCTGAACATAGGCAT